GGTTTTCACCAAGCTCAATACAAAACTGATCGCTGGAAGCGTCAAAAAGTATTTGCACCTTCATGCCAATGCACTGCCACCACAAACGCTCAATGACAACACCCGTGCAGGTGTCGCCATCGGCGCTTGCGCTAAGTGCAGACACATCAACCTTAGTGACCGCCGATTCACCAGTGCCATCGGACACATTTGTGAACTTCATGACAGCAGTTTGCGGGCCGTCAATAATGGTCTGAGTCGTTACGGCATCAGCCATGACCGCCTCCGTTTATTGATCGGCAAATGTCGGCGCGGTCGCACCCGTGACAGTGCCAAAAATCTGATAATTCGTGGTGTTGAGACCGACGATAGTCACATCAAAACCAGCAGGGACATTGATCTGGATGCTGGAGTTTGAGTTTCCGTCAGAAAACACCGCGCTAACTTCGTTATCCGTATCAAGGAAAGTCACGCCACCAATGTAAAAGTTGGTGTTACCGGGGGTAACAATCAGGGCATCGGTTGCATCAGCCGCACCGCCTGCATAAACAAAGCGGAAGATAGAACCAGCAATGGGAGCCGGCAGGGTGTAGGTGTTGTCTTGCCCACCGTCTGGGACAAGAAGAATCCGGCCGCTGTGCGTAGCATTTGTCAGCGTCACATTACCATCAGCCAAGCTGACGGGACCGTCGCCCAGGGTTGCAACTTCCGTGATGGCGCCGGTGGTGCCGTTTTTGCTGACAGCTTTGAAGGTACTTTCAGAACGGACCGGACCGCTGAAGGTGGTGTTAGCCATTGAGAATCTCCTGTCGTGGCTAGTGTCAGACTCAGGTGAGCCTGTCAGGGATCAAGCCCTTTTATACTCTTTCACAAAAACCAACGCAAATAAAAAGGGGGCCCGAAGGCCCCCTCCAAAACCATCCGAAGATGATTTATGCAGCACCCGGGGTGCCAAACACGCAACGCCAATCGGACACGCCGAACGAGTAACGCTCGCGCGCCTTGAAGCGCATGTTACCGGTGTCAAAGTCCCCTTCCATTGCCGTCTTGATGGGCGAACGGTTGAAGTATTTGAAGCCGTTGGGCGCATCAGTCTTGATGAAGAAGGCATCCGTGTCGGTGAGGAAGTGGTTAACCACCGCACCTTCAGGAAGCATCCCCATGGACTTCATGGCGTTCAGATCGTTGTCTGCCGTGCCAGAGCGCAGGTTGGAGTTGATCACCCGCTCTGCAACGAATTGCAGCTCTTTCGGAATGATCAGCTTCGTGCCGCGAACAGCAATCTTCAGACCGCGCTCATCCGTGAGCCCTGCAATGTCAATCAGCATCTGCTCAAGAGAAGTCTCGTTGAGGTCAGCAGCCGTGGACAGCAGGTTACGCTGATTGCCCGAAAGACTCGGGTGAGCAGCGGAGAAAAGCGCAGCGCCGTCGCCAATCGGAGAAGCGGTGCTGAAGCCATTGTTCAGAATCGCCGCCGCCTTGATTTGCTTGGTCTGTGCCATGGAACGAGCCAGCGCTTTCGTATACCGAGATGCCAGACGATCATAAAGATTGTCTTCAATGGCCTCTTCCGTGATTGAGAAAGCGAGAGCAATCGTCTCATGCTGATAGCGGGCAGTGTAGGTCTCTTGGGCGTCGTCAAAGGTGATGGCCGTGCCTTCGCCTTTAACAGGTGCCGTAGAGAAGCCACCAAGCATCACTTCTTCTTCAAAGGCGCGGTCCGAAGACTCCTCCTCGAAGATTTCAGAGTGCTCGTTCTCGTACCGGTTGTACTCAAGGCCAAAAAGGGCGTTGAGTCCGGGCTCCAGCTCTTTAGCTAGTTGTGCGCGTGAAATCGCCATTTGTCAGCCTCCTTAGATACCGGTCGAATCCGCAGTGGTCTGCGAATCAAATCGACGGGTGGCAGCGTTGAAATGGGCATTCAGACGCACGATCAACGGGATGCCCGCAGCGGTAAAGTCGCTGTTGGCCTCATCATCAAGGATGCCCACAATACGCAGCGGCAGGGTTGCCGTGGTATTGACGGTGGACACACCTAATGCGCCGCTAGAAGACCCCGTGCTAGTGGAGCCTGACCGAGCCGAAGTACCCAGCGAAGCGTTAGCAAAGACGGTTGCCAGGGCCGTAGCACGGTCCGTAAGGCTCGCATCGCTAGCGACTTTGAAGAGCTGGTTGGGGTTATCAGCAACGAAAGCTTTGACAGGGAAGTTCGTGTCAACGCTCACGGAGTTGGCCCCGGGCCAATAGTTAATGAAAACCGGCTTCTTTTGAACCGAGTCCTGATACTCAACGCCCATCAGCACACCAAGAGCTTGCGTAGTGCCGCCAGCCGTATCCCCAGCTTGGTCAATGACGCCCGCAGCAAGCGGAACGACAATGGCGTACTGGTAGATAGCATTAGTGTTGTCAGAAGCGATTTCGTACTGGGTAACCCCAGTCGAGTTCACGCCGCTGCCAGCGAGGCCGATAGGACGAAGACCAAAGGCAGTATTAGCATTTGCCATGACTTAAGTCTCCTATGTGGTCCTATTTCCGAGAACCACCGAAAGTTACACGGGATTGACGATCAGGCTTGCTAATCGTCATCGTGGAGTGTGCGTTCTCGCGCATCATATCGTGATCCACAGCCGCCATTTGATCAGCGCTACGCTGATTGAAATAAGCGGTGCGTTCCGCGACGGTTTCATCGGGAATCCGCGCAAGAAGCAAACCACCAACCCCAAACACACCTTCGTATTTACCTGATTCAACCACAGGTGCCTCAAAATCCGGGTACTCGTCCTGACGGACTAGCTCCCATCCTTCGCGCATCTTGGCACTGACGTTTTTGCGATCATCAAAACCGCGCGTTTCCGCACGAATCCAACGATGCTTGAACCCGTCAGGGGCAGGCGGTGCATCCAGCATTGATGGAGGAGCCCACGGCTTACGCCTAGCCGTTTTCTCCCGAGATTGTTTAGCGCGAGAAGTGCGCTTAACGGACCCGCTGAACTCCATATCGTTCGTTAACTCGTCCATTCCGCTCACTCCTTCACGTACTTAGCGTACTCTTCCAGTGGCACTCCCAGTTTCTTCGCTATAGCGACTTGGCTCGGGGAGAGACGAACCGATTTCCCACTTCTGCGCCCAGTATTGCCCCTGCTAGCAGGGGCGACGGTCTGAGCGGGCCGTCGATTACTGTCGTTTTGCGTCGAAGCGCCCAACTTATGAGGGAATTCCGACGCGATACGTTGATCCAATTCAGTATAGTAATCGTCCGATTGAGGGTCAAACCCTTCATCTTCAACCAGTTTTTTATGAATACCGAAAGCAGCATAGGTCATGGCCTCATCTTGGCCAAACCACGTATTACGAGCCGCCCAATTTTCGGCTTTAGGATCAGGCCGACGGGGCTGCTGCTGCGGCATAGGCTGCTGCACTTGTTGCGCCTGCTGAGCTTCTATCTGCTGACGATAGCGCTCTTGCTGAATTTGAGCTTGGCGAGCACGGTCTGACTCAATAGCCAGAGCAGTAATCTTGCGCTGAGCCTCGACAACCGCGGCGGTGTCGCCCATTTCCATGGCGCGAGTCAGCTCTTTTTCAGCAGATTCAGTCTGGGATTGGACACGATTGGTGTACTCAGACACATAGTTGGTGTCTAAAGCTTCCATCCGCTGGCGGATTTGCTGAGCCTCGCTCTGTACAGATTGAGCGTAGCGAAGGGCTTCTTCTCGCTGACGTTCTGCCTCACGCATACGCTTTGTAAGATTATTTATCCGCTTTTGCGTCGCCGTCTCAGCTTTTGAAAAATTGTCTTCCTGATCGGTCTCAACCGACACAGGTTCCGCGGGAGCAGCTTCCTGACTGGGGCTCTGATCTTGCTCCGAAATATCGACTTCCGTCTCTTGAGCATCCCCAAAATCAAGGTCTACTTGATTGTCTACTTCAGACATATCGCCTCCTAGTAATGCAGAACGTCTTCAGGGTCCATGATCCGGGCAAGTATTTCGTCATCGTTCAAGATGCGAACCTCACCCCCGTCAATGGCAAAGCGGCTACCGGCGTACCGGGCAAACATCACCCAGTCTTTCTCCTGGCACCAGGGCCCAGAGGGAAACTTCTCTGAATCCTTGTAAGCCAGGGGGCCGACCTTGAGCACATAGCCGACTTGCGTGGATACCTTGTTTTTTTCCACCACATCGTCAGGTAGGTAAAGACCGCTTTCGGTCTTGCCTTTGCCTTGGTAGGGGAGGATCAAGATTCGCCAACCCGTTGGGCTGGGCATACGATCTAGGAGGGATTTTCCAATAGCTTCGGGGTTCAAAACCCGCTTTTCCGGCTCAACATAAGCCTCTTCCAGGCTCGCCACTTCTTCCGCCGCCTCGACGGCAGCCGCTGGTTCAGTCATCGCTGTGCTCCTGTTTTTCTAGCAGGCTCTTGAGTTCCTGTTCCACGTAGTTGAGGGCATCCAGATTGCCGGTCAACTCGCGGTAGTCTTCCATGTCTTTCACGTGCTTATAGATCAAAAGATCGGTTACTGCTTGGCGCCGCTCGCGGATGATTCTAAACACCGCTTCAGCGAAATAAATTTCGTCCATACTCCACCATGCAACGTAAGAAAGTAAGCGCAGACTAACATGGATTATATGGGACGGGCTATGATTATTCTCAGATCAAACAACTTCTCGCCAATCTTTCCCTTCCCATAGAGCAGCCTCCGCTGCACGGCGCTTTACAAGGCCTTCTAAGACTTGGCCCCCGGCCTTGTTCCAGCGCTGAATCTGGAAGGGGACATCTGATATGGGGCCATAGTTGATACGGTTCAGAAGGGTAGACTCTTTGAAATTACCAGGGCCCAGGTTAAATACCCAAGCTACCAAAGCATCAAACTGAGCTTGGTTTATCGGCACTTTAACCATGTCATTGACATAGCCTTCAAATTCTTCAAGGTCTTCAATCAAAAAGGCTTCGGCTGCTTCTTGGTCGATTACGTCAGTATCTCCAACATCACAAGTGTGGCCGTAACCAATAGTCCATACGCTAGCAGGGCATAGATACGCTTCAAGATGGCAGCCTTCAAAGTGCTTGATAAGCTCAATCCCTTCATTGCTGGTCTTCATCCTATCCTTCATATCAGTCCTGCCTCTGGCTTGATCCGAAGTAGAATGCGATCACTGTGCTGAATGACCCCGTGATGCTGCCCAGGATGAGGTTAATGATTGCATCCGTATTACGATCATGGGGAAGAATCGTGACCAATAGAATGTAGCCGGCAAACAGGAGGCAAAGAGACACTGCCAGAAAACGTGCTGTCCAGTCTTTCGCGAAGTGCTTACGAGCGTCAGCGGTGTCGGCCGTTTGAAGCGCGTAGATGTCTACATCCAACTCTTTCATCCGAGCTTCAAAATCAAGCTCTGCTTTTTTGATTTCGGTTAATTGCTGCGGTGTAGCCTGAGCTAACGCTTTTTGTAAGCTGCGCTCATCTGCTTCACAACCAAGGACGCTTGCAATGGCTGATGCCGCTGCACCACCAAGAGGGCCACCGAGGGCAGTCCCAAGCGTAGGCGCCACCGCGCCGATAACATTTTTAATCGCGTCAAAGCTCATTTTATGCCCTTGGCAGCTAAGAGAAATTTAATACTTACCCATATAAAGGCAGAGCCTACCGCAAAGGTGAACAAAATCGCAATTACAGCAACGCAACGCTCTTTGAATTTAGCGCGCCGGGCTGCCTGGGCTTTTATTTCGGCTGCTCGCTCCTGACGTATCTTGGCGCGCATTGCCAAGATTTCATTCCAAGCATTACCTCCATGAGTCCATTTGACGTACTCACGAAGCTGATCTTCCATCTGCTTGGCTTTGGCTTTGGCCGCAAAAGCCTGCATGGCCTCTTGCTCGACAGAGGTCTTGTTTACGATGGCGCGGAATAAAGGGGGGTTTTTTGCTTTCTTTTCGGCATCGTTCAGGTCTTGAACGGCGCCCATCCAACGACCAATGTCCATGGACATGGATTCAAGGTCTCTTCCTACCTCGAAACCTTTTTTGATCGCTTGGAAGGCCGCAGAGGCAGCCGCCAACGCGGAGACTGGATCAACCACATGCCGCCCCCCTTCACAAACCCATTGAGGAGGCGACTATATCAGAACAATTTTGCCCCTAAGCAACCCTTAGCTATTGATTTTTATAGGAATAAATCAACCCCCGGCGAAGGGACCACTTCGTAAGTACGGGTTCATAAAGGGGTTTGCGGCTTGTTCTTCCAATAAGATTTGGTCAACCATTTGCTGGCTTGCTGGAGTGTAGGTTGGCTGCATACCGCCCGGCACTCCCCCGAAACGCATCGACACTGGTTGAATGGTCGAGACAGGCGACGCCGGCTGATACGACAGTATTACGGGCTGATCGTCTGGGACTGATGATTGAACTGGCTGATACGGCAGTATTACGGACTGATCGTCCGAGACTGCTGACGGAACCGGCTGATACGGCA